CTTCGCAACGCGAGTGGGTCGAACCCTCCACCCTTCGCGCATTTATACGTGAGCAACATGAAGCAGGCAAACCATTGCCTATGGATTTGTTAGGCGCTTACGTAGGACAAAAAACAACGATTAAAGAATAAAGGAGAAAAGCCCTATGGCACAGACGAAAGCAGTCGCAAAAGCGGCGAAGTTAGATCTAGCAGTTCTTGCTAGTGATTCAAAGGATGCTAGTGGATTTGGCAATCTTGACATGTCAAGAGATGTTATGATCCCTTACATCAATATACTACAAACAACTAGCCCTCAATTAAATCCGTCTAAAGCGGAATATGTTGAAGGTGCTAAAGTGGGACAGTTTTATAACACTGTTTCACAAGAAGTAAGCACTTCACTCAATGTAATACCAGTGCTTTACCAACTAAAATACGTGGAATGGAAACCACGTGAAACTGGTGGTGGACTAGTGGAAATGCATGATGCCGATAGTGGTATCCTAGGCAGAACCACTCGTGACAAAGTAACATTTAAAGATGTTCTTTCTAACGGAAACTATATTGCTACAACAGCTTATCATTATGTATTAGTGCAAGGCACTGATGGTAATTGGTCCCAAGCTGTCATTAGCATGACATCTACTCAATTAAAAAAAAGTAGACGTTGGAATAGTTTAATGTTAACTCAAAAAGTTGAGAGTCCATCGGGAAGTTTTACTCCACCAACATATGCAGTCATTTACAAACTTACAACAGTAAGTGAGTCCAATGATCGTGGTAGTTGGTTTGGGTATCAAGTTGAGAAAGCTGGTCAAGTTGAGGACGCTTCAATTTACAATGAAGCAAAATTATTTTCAACCGCAGCATCAAGAGGAGATGTCGAAGCTAAACCTGTCGTAGAAAGGGAACCTGCAAAAGTAGCGCCTCAATCTAACAACACAGAAAGCGAAGACGTACCCTTTTAAGGGGACGTCTTCTAATAACCTGGAGGTTTAGTGGAACAATTCAAATCTATATTTGAAGGTCTCGACGTAGCTTATGGTCAGCACCAATCCGAGGGGAAACGTGCTGATGGTAAGCAGGAGGGAAAATCATACATTGTTAAAAAAATTGTTACGGACGATTTATGGAAGTTTCATCTTGATGGTGAGGGCCCTTCTTTGGGCATTATTCCTATTATGGCTGATAATACATCCAAGTGGGGTTGTATTGATATTGATACTTATCCTATTGATTACCGTAAAATAATAAATAGTATTAGAACACTACAGTTACCTTTAGTCCCATGCCGTTCCAAAAGTGGGGGACTTCATTTATTTTTATTTTTTAAAAAATCAATCGCCGCAAGACGAATAAGAGAGAAGCTACGAGAGGTTGCAGCAACGTTAGGACATTCCTCTGTAGAAGTATTCCCGAAGCAATCCACCATATTAATTGAGAAAGGAGATTTAGGAAATTTCTTAAATCTTCCATATTATAACGCCAAAAATACAACTAGATATGCCTATAAAGATGATGGGACTGCGGCATCATTGCCGGAGTTCATAGAACTATACAACAAATATTCAATTGATGATATCGACAAAGTTGCAATCCAGGTATCCACTGACGTCATAAAGGATGGTCCACCGTGCTTGCAGCAATTATGTACACAAGGATTTCCAGAGGGAACACGAAACAATGGTCTATTTAATATAGGCGTTTATTTAAGAAAATTTGATGCGGATAGTTGGAAGACTTTATTGGAAGAATACAATAGAAATTATATGTCACCACCTCTTGCGGCGGCAGAAGTCATCATTGTTCAAAAACAATTGGAGAAAAAAGAATACAATTACAGATGCAAAGAACCACCCATTAATTCTTATTGTAATGCTAAAGTATGCAGGACACGTAAGCATGGAATTGGTGGTAATGGTGCAGCATTAGAGTTTAGTGCATTAACCAAATTACAAACAGATCCACCCGTTTGGTTTCTGGATGTTGGTGATACACGAATGGAATTACAAACAGAGGAATTGCAGATTCAAACGAAATTTCAGAAGAAATGTATGAATTCGTTGGATACAATGCCTCCTCTTGTAAAACAGTCAGTATGGCAGGAGATAATTGAAAGGCTAATGAATAACCTTATCAAAATTCCTGTTTCTGATGATGGGTCCTTGGCCGGTCAGTTTGAAGCTCACCTCCAGGAGTTTTGTACAGACCGTGCCCAAGCCCTAAATCGAGATGAATTACTATTACGAAAACCATGGACAGAGGAAGGAACTACCTGGTTTAGATTAAAGGATCTTCAAGATTATTTAACGAGAAACAAGTTTACTTTTTTCAATACTGGTCAATTAGTACAAGCTTTGCGACACTTGAAAGGTAAAAGTGAAAAATATAATTTAAAAGGAAGAACTGTGCGAGTGTGGGGTGTGCCTGCATACCAGACACAGGATTCCGCTTTTGATGTAAAGGAGATTGATAGTGCACCATTCTAAATATAAATACGGCGATACACGCGAAGATGGTTATGTGTGGGTAGGAAAAAGGTATAATAGACAAAGACCGGATGGAACTTACCCAGATGATTTTCGTAATCCAGAAGCTTTTCAGAGAAAAATTATAGAAAGCAGGAGAAATAAAAAGAAAATATATGATTTAATTGCAAGTGAAGTAAATGGTTATAAACTTAAAAAAGGATGTGCTCATTGTGGTTATAATAAAGAGGCTGTTGCTCTAGATTTTCATCATATTAATAGAGATGATAAAATAATAAATGTTTCCAGTCATTGGAAAACAAGTTGGGTACAATTTGAAAAGATGAAAAAAGAAATGAAGAAGTGTGGTATATTGTGCTCCAATTGCCACCGAATAGAGGAGAAAAGAATCAGAGAGAATTATGATAAAAATTAAAATTACGTACAAGGATGTAATAGAAGCAAGTGATTTAGACGAGCCGGAAGAATTGTTTTTACAGCAAATGGAAAGGGACGTCATATACAAGGACGTTTCTTCCTGTAATTTTGTAGAATATATTGAACATTTGGAGGAATAATGAAAACTAAAATTATACTAGGTCCCCCTGGCACGGGTAAGACCCATAACCTATTGAATCTTGTGGAACAAGAGTTGGCTAAAGGCACATCGCCCGACCGTATTGCATTCGTCGCTTTTACAAAGAAAGCGGCTACTGAAGCGAGGGACCGGGCAATAAAGAAGTTTAGTTTAGAAGAACAGCATTTACCATATTTTAGAACACTACATTCATTTGCGTTTCATCAATTAGGATTAACTAAGGCGGAAGTAATGTCACGTGATAATTATAAAGAATTTGCGCAGGCATTCGGGATGGATCTAGGATCAGTATCTGATGGTGTAGATGCAGGTGGAGTATTTACAATTGACAACCAGCTCCTGTCAGAAGTTAATTTATCCCGTATGAAATGTATGGATTTGGAACAACATTATAATGATGCTAATTTAGATGTATCATGGCATGCATTATTAAGGGCTCAACGTTCACTTGAGGAATTTAAAAAGAAAAAAGAAATATTAGATTTCACAGACATGATAGAAATGTATGTTGAATCTGGAATGGTTCCAAAATTAGACGTAGTTTTTGTAGATGAAGCACAAGATTTATGTGCTTTACAGTGGCGTATGGTACATAAAATTTGTCAAAATGCTAAACAAGTGTACGTAAGCGGAGATGATGATCAAGCTATTTACCGTTGGGCTGGTGCAGATGTAGAACATTTGATAGGATTAGAAGGTGAGAGAGAAGTCTTACAGCAGTCTTATAGATGTGCCAGAGTTATACAAAATTGTTCACAAAGAATTATAGGTAGGGTTCAAAATAGAATTAATAAAACATGGCATGGTACAGAAAATAGAGGATTAGTACAATATCATTCTTATCCCGACAGTGTAGATATACGCGATGATAATTGGCTTATCATGGCACGAACCAATTATTTATTAGACGAAATAGAACGCGATATAAGATTACAAGGATTATTTTATAAAAGAAATAATCGTTTGCCTATATCTCAAAAATTATTAAATGCTACGGCTTCTTGGAAAAAATTAAATCAAGGTGAACATATAGAATTACCAGAAGTGAAAACTATTTATTCTTATATGTCATCGGAAATAGGAATAGAACGTGGTCACAAAGGTTTAAAGACAGCTAATAAAGAAAATTATGAATTAGAAGATTTAGTTATGAACCATGGATTACTTGTAGGAGGACGACCTTGGGATGTAGCTTTTGATAAAGTAGGAACGCGTGATAAGGAGTTTTTACGATCTATTGAAATGAGAAACAAGGACGTTACAATGTCAGAGCCAAGGATTCATTTAAGCACGATTCATGGTGCTAAAGGGGGCGAAGCTAATAATGTAATGTTGCTTACAGACTTATCAAGAAAGTCACAAGAAGCAATGGAAAAAGATTCAGACGATGAATGCCGTGTATTTTATGTAGGAGCTACACGCGCTCGTAACCAACTACATATAGTACAACCACAAAGAGAAGGAGGATTTATCATATGATATCCAAAGAAGAAATACTAAAAAAAGCAAAAGATCTTATCAGCGGTGATAGGAATGACACACATGGAGATGCATTTCAAAATCATGCAGAAATTGCAGAGTTTTGGAATATATTTTTAGACAAAAAGTTACAACCAATGGCTAGTATTACGGCTGAAGATGTGGCTTTAATGATGGTATTAATGAAAATATCAAGGAATAATCAAGGTAAGAAAAACAACTTAGATAACTTCATTGATATGTGTGGTTATGCAGCAATAGCAGGAGAAATTAATGACGCAGGATCTTTTTAAAACAGTTAATTCTAATTGGGTAGCACCCACAGAATTTCCTAAACTTGAAGGCAAAGTAGCAGTAGATTTGGAGACATGTGATCCACATTTAATCAAGGAAGGACCAGGATGGCCGCGTAAGCGTGGATATGTCATTGGTATCGCTATCGCGAATGCTTCTTTCAAGGGTTATTATCCTATTGCCCACGCTGGTGGGGGAAACATGGATGAAAAGAAAGTTATTAAATATGTGAAGTCCATATGTGAGGATGATTCTATTGAAAAAATATTTCACAATGCACAATATGATATTGGTTGGCTTTCTACAGTAGGAATAGAAGTAAAAGGACGCATTCATGA